ATATCATCCACCGCATCATTGACAACTATATCATACGTGCCAGATACTTTAGATTTACCTACATCCAAAGAAACTTCCTTAGAATCTTCGTACTGTATACCTGCTTCAGTCATTAGACCTTTGAATACTGCTTCTACTATATCCCCAATCATCATATTCATAATGAAGGTAGTAGGATAAGGTAGAGCTTTCTCAGGCTTGTTCTTGTCATACCATAACTGACAAGTTGGTCTCCCCACATTCGACATGCGTAAACGAAAATCTTTACGCTTTTTCTCCCCACCAAACTGACGTTGCATAGCTTCTGCCACATCGGCAGCAACCTGTCGGATGGTTGTGTCAGACATAGATGTCTTACCATTAACAGCATCATCTAGGTACTGATGCAACGCTAGTTCAGCAGGATGGTTCATTAGCAACCCACGTCTTCAACTTCGATGTCTACTAGGTTATCTACCACATCAACATCATCATCTTCCATCCTAGAGTTAGCCTTCTCTTGCCATAGATTCAGAATGTATTGATTGTAATTATCCAACCACGCTAGGAAGTCAGCAAACATATTCTGGTCATCGTCAGTCACTTCAATAGACTTAGATACATCAAGAGACACGACAGGAATAAAGAAGCTATTACCATTAGGTAACTTCTTCTCGTCAGTCGTAGCTGTAATCATATGATGTATTGGCAGTCTCTGTAGCTTTGCCAGATTAGCGAAAGGCTCGCCCACAATTTTGAAGGCATCTTTGTTATCTATCTCCCATATGAAAGGCATGGGGTCAACAGTCACTTCCGCACCAGTTGAAGTCACTGGGTTTACTAATTCTACTATACCAAAAAGAACTCGCACTCTTTTAATCTGCCTGATTAATTCCTGCTTCTTCTCTGGTAATGCTTTAAAGTCCTGTATAAAACCTGCAGGTTTACCACAGTTAAAACCACCATCGTTGTCTTTCAAATCTACATCTAGATTATCTGACATAACAGTTTTAACATACCTGTTAGGTGCATTAGCACCACCCATTACAAATCGCTTATACATAAACCTTTGTATGTGTGTTCTAATCTTAATAGAGTTAGCAAAGTATGTATCACCATCTGGAATCTCCAGTTTGTATGTACCACCGCTAACAGTCTCTACGTTAACACTTTTTCCTTTAACTTCTGCTGTACCCATGATTGGTGAATGGTTGATGCGTAGCCTAGCTAAAGAACTGCTTTTAGATTTAGCAGGTGCTTCATTAGCTATGCCCATAGCCTTTGCCATTGCGCCATAGTTGTTCGGGTCTATTGTCGTTAGTTCTGTCATATATGTTTCTCCTTTAACAAATGAGACATAGTTATATCATATAACATCTTTAGTGTCAAGCCAATTATATCCTATTTTTGCTTCCAATAATAGTGGTACGTTGAAGGTTATTCCCCAACGACTTGATATCAAAGAAGATAGTTCTTTATTAGTTTTATCTATGACACCAATCACTGCATTTTTCTCTTCTGGATGCACGTCAATCACAATACTATCGTGTACTGTATTGACTATACAGGACTTCATTCGCTCTAAAAGATTATCAATGTGTAGCAGTGCCAGTGGCACAATGTCTGCGGTAGCAAACGACTGCACAGGATAATTCTTTATCTGTGTAAAGTTACTTATTCTGCCACTTCTATTACGTTGCACATCTGGAAATGAGAACTCTCTACCAGATGGTGTAGCAATCTTTTGATGGTCTAATGCTTCTCTAGCTAAAGTCTTATGCCAATCAGCAATACCTTTATACTTCTGTGTAAAATGCTCGTAGTATGACGCTTCAGCTTTTGTCCTACCAAACCCACTCGCACCATACAAAGGTGCAAAGGTGTGTGCTTTTGCTTCTTGTCGAGTTGTAGGTTGACCTGCATCAGATATAATCTTAGCTGTATACGCATGCACATCAAAGCCTGTCTTGACCTCTTCCATAGCCACCTTGTCCTGTGACAAAAATGCAGCAGCTCTAAACTCTAGTTGTGCAAAGTCAGCTTCAAGAACATAACCTTTCATGCCAAAGTCATTGTCGTTCCAACGTGATACGAACACTTTCTTAACAGGAAACGTACCACCTCTAGGCATGTTCTGCATGTTTGGGTCTGCACCAGACAGTCTACCTGTAGACGTGCGATGTTGTAACAATCTGACATGCAATCTATTGTCAGCTTTTACATGTGTGGCTATACCTTCGATGAAAGAAGATAGGTAAGTCTCCACTGCAGACAGCCTACGTACATTATGTAAGAAACGCTCTGCATCTTTCATGCCTTTGTTCTTGGCTGTACTCTCAAGCATTTGTAAATTCATCTTGTTTGTTGTAAAGCCATTAGCTGATGCCCACTTTGGTGATGGTGGCACAAAACAAAATCCTGCACGTTTTTCTGTAGGTATATATAAATAGCCTTTACCATCACAATCAACACAGCGTGTTGCTTTCGCAAAAGGTGTGCCATCCTTTTTTGTTTTACGAATCTTACCATATCCAGTACATGTAGTGCATTGCTTTGATTCTGTTCTATATAATCGTGTTGTATACTGCGCCACAGCTTCTTTGAAATCAGAGCCTGTCATGTATGGGTCAATGGCTGTAACCCAATCTGTTTTATCTTTAACTTTCCTACCATAGATAACCCACGATAACTGCTCTGGACTATTTAAGTTTACAGGTGTGTCACCCATAACTTCTCTGACTTGCATTTCTAAACTTTCTACGAGAAGGTGTCGCTCTGTTTCGTATTGGTCACGCACATCTTCAAGAGCAGATAAGTCAACCTTGAATCCTCTGCAATATATCTTAGCCAATCTTACAGCCAGTTGATTAGTAAGTAGAACTGTATCCATAAGAGATGCATCACTACTATTTAATCTAAACATTAGTTTGTGAGCAAGCTGTTGTGTGGCATGCAAGTCAGCAGATAGATAAGACACCAACTCGTCATGTGGTATCTCACGTGTGGTGACACCTTTCTTAAAATAATACTTCAGTGTATCCTGCTTCTTAGTATCAACTTCATATCTCTCAGCACATGCTTCAAGAGACAATGGCTGTTTGATACCACGCTGTAGCACATACTCAGCAAGCATAGTGTCGAACACTGCACCATCATACTTAAAGCCAGACTCCCATAGCCACATCAAATCATACGCAGAGTTGTGACATATTATAGCACCTGCCTTGTCTAGTAGGTCTTGTACAATCTTATGTCCATTCTCTGTAGGTTCTTTGTCCGCATGGTCAAAAGTAATTTGATATTCGTCTCCAGTATCTGTAAGTATACCCACCATTACCAACGTGTTAGTAGATTCGAATGGGTCAAGGTGTAACTTGCCATCTCTGTTAGTAACTGTGTTTTCTACATCTATAACTAATTTCACGATACGTACCTCGCAGTCTTGTATTCAAGCTCGCAGTGTACCACACCATGCCATCCTGTCAACTTATTTTTTACAACATTAAGATGACGTTGTGAATCTTCTTCTTCCTGTCCATCTACAGGTGGGTTCTTTGCAATCAATATCATAAGGTCAGCTTCGGCTGCCTTACCTGTACGTGAACCTTCCATCATGGACTGATTGAGTAACACCTTACCTTCCGCATCTGCAGAAAGCTGTGACATATAAAAGATAGCACACTCATGCTGTTTAGCAATCATACGTGCATGCACTGCGTTTGCTTTGAGTGCTTCATCTGTCCTAGCGAATCCTGCAGTCTTGGCAAACTTGTCACCCATGTCGAGCAACACAATGTCAGGCTTGTATGTCTTACATATACTCTCAACCCATGCCATGTCACGACCTGTCGCATCTTTTATCTTGATACGCTCCTTGACAGGCGCATACAAATCACGAGCCTTTGTAGGATTATCTTTGATTTCTTTCATGGTCATGCCAGTGGCTGCAGTTAGATATCTAGCACCCACACGATGATATCCTTCCTCGTTACATAGCACAATGCAGTTTGCACCTTGATGTGCAAATCCTTGCGGTGATGCAATCAAACTTGCATGGAACGATGTCTTACCAGTATTGGGTCTAGCACCTATCTCTATCAGATGTCCTGCGTTGACACCTTCGACCTTACGTGTGAGCGTAGGTACATTGAAAGTCCAACGTGCTTCCAAGTCTGCTCGTGCAAGTAATGTCTCTATCTCAATGTCATCCCACTCCACGTTGAGATTAGGAATAAAGTCATCACCATACTGCTCTAGCATATTGCGTAGCGGTTCGAGACTAGCTTTGTCACCATTGACATAATCAAATCCTAAGTTAGCTATCTCTTCACCAATGACTTGCTGAAATAATTTTGACAACACTTCGTTAGCTACATCGCCACCCATAGGCGATTCTTTCTTTATCTTGAAGAACAAAGCAGAGTATGCTTGCTTCTGTGCTGTAGTCATCGTTGGATTGTTAGACAAGAACAATGCTTCTATCTCGTCTGGTGTAACAGTACGCTCGTACTTACTCATAGCATTGTCGATTGTTTGCTTTATCTTGCGAACATCTTTGCTGAATAGTTTGTCTGGACACTTCGCTCCTCTGTGGTCATCGTAGAATGACCTGTCCATCAAACTTCTAATTAATGATAATTCCATTTAGCTTCTCCATATCTTTGGGGTCACGATATTTCAAATCGTTGTTTAGTTTTAAGACACGCACATCGGGTACATGCCCACGTAATTCCTTTGCCATCTGCAAAGTCTTCGGTAATGCATCGGGGTCTAATGCAATAACTGCTGTCGAGAACTGCGAGAGAAATCCTTTATGCGATTCCTGTAGAGATGTACCAAGAAGCGCAACCCCAACAAAGGAACTGTAACCAACAACAGTTGCACTCACACAGTCCTCAACAACAACAGCCACCTTACCACAACCTGCGGTAAAAGGCAACCCACTCTTTCCATATTTCTTCCATTTAGGAAGTCGTTTGCTAAGAGAGCGACCTGTGGCATCTACTATGACACCATCATGTCGAATCGGAAATACTGCACGATTATCTTTCACATCGTAAAATAATTCCCATTCGTCAATCGCATACTCAGCAGTGAATCGAGTGAGTTCACGCTGACCTTTACAAGGCACAACGTATTCTGGCATTACAAAATCTTCTGCGTATTTCTCTGCTCCTGCAAATCCATCACGAATGTCA